CAGCCTATTGTAGCGGTGCATATGCATCAGTTACAAGCTCCGGCCTTCAGGCCGGAGTAGTTGACATCAGAATATTTGCCAAAGCAATGTTCTCCCTTGGCAAATCCCGATATAAAGCTCTTAAACTTAACAAAGTTCGTCTCCGGCATTAATAATCAACCCCGACCTGGTCAAGCACCCCCTCCTCTTTACGGTACCTACTCAACCGTTAAAACCGGTGATGGGAACGTCAATAATATACCATCTCCACTTTGTACTGTTATCTCTTCCCCCAAGTCAGCAAAGCAGATGAGCGCATCATCTTCATGTGAATCGTTATATAAAATAACATACCGGAACGGTCCAAATGAGCCCCCACTGGCCATATATACGACGTCGTTGGCCAGCAGCATTGCAACACCAGATTCGCTGTCGATATCCCATGACACTACTAGATCTGACCCATGATAACCATTCTGCTCAGTGATCCCGGGGATGTCAGACTTAACAGTATCCTCTCCAGCAGATGGTGCTGTATTTGACAGGTATACCTTTATCACATCAGAATATTCGCCAAAGCAATGTTCTCCCTTGGCAAATCCTGATATGAAGCTCTTAAACTTAACAAAGTTCGTCTCCGGCATTAATAATCAACCCCGACCTGGTCAAGCACCCCCTCCTCTTTACAAATCTCGATCAATTTCTCAACACGACGTTTTGCAACAGCTCTTTGCTCAGGACCCATGGACTCGAGTTCAAGACAGACGCGCTTTGTTATTGCTACAAGCTCGTCAATCCCACGGTTGTCTGTATTGAACGTGCCATCGTCCAGATGGTTCTTTATGTCCTGCCACATCTGAAGCTCGCGAATACGGTCCCGCATCCTCAGCCGCAGTGCATGCAGCTTGTAAAGAAGCTCATCCCGATCGATCTCGAGCAGCTCCTTATCAACCCCAGATGGATACGCCGCGAGACGCTCTTCAACGTCCTTGAGCCGCACAATTGCCCTGCGCGCCTCGAATGACTCTGTAACGAGTGCATCCAGCATCGTGATCTGCTCAAGTGTTGCCTGATGATACTTGCTGGCATTCGTAGGATGCCTGGAATCGTCAAGAACTGCACATATCGCTTCCGCGGGAGTCCTCCAAATAATGTAGGTGCTGACAGCCTTTTCAAGATCAGGAATCAGCGATTGCAGAATCTCCAGATCCTTCTTCGGAAGAATTTCTGATAATGGATGAGCTATCTGGCTCAAACTCCTCGATGAACTCTCCTCTATCATCATATTTACGTACTTTCCCCCCAGAATGACCTATACAATAAAACACTTCATGCGACATGCCAACATGCAGAGTCAGTGACTTGGTGCGTATCAGTCCATATGGATCCCCTTTCTTCTCGCATATCGGACAGCGCACCTCGCCGTTTGGCAGGAAGATTGGATTATCGATTATCTCCTTGCACCGCTTGCAGTACCAGTCGTTGCTTGCAAAACATGTTGGACACTCGAGCTTGTTCGTACCATCCCAAAATACGACTGTTCCACATATGGTACACTTATAATAATCATACTGCACTATCTCATGCACCCTATATGCAATAGGGACCTCTCCATCGGGTACATCAACCGAGATTATGGGATTATCAGTCGAGATAGCAAGGATCTTCGATGTATTCCACACCTTTCTTGCCAGATCGTCATTAAATGGGCACAATATCACTTTGGAGATATTGTTCAGCGGGAGATCCTTCCACAGATTCTCATGACCGGTAGCTGGATCAAACTGAGGAATGGCATTTACTCCATCCTTGAGCACAACAATCCAGTGATACGTATATATCGGTTCTGGCTGATTCAGCACCATATCACATCCAAAAATTAAATTAGAAAAACGTGTAACACGTTTTTCTAAATTTCGTCGTACCTGAATGTAAACGTCTCGTTCGGCTTGTCGCCCTGAGTCGCATCAGGTGCAATCTTTATCTGGGTTACAACTGCCTTCGAACCAAATGCGGCTGTGTAAGTGCTTGTATCAACTATAAGTGGGTTGGCAGATGTGTAGTTATCGGCATCGACAGCCGGAGTGCTCTGACCCTTATAATATGGATGGCCATTCGATGAATCTCCTATATAATATCCAGTTGTACCCTGGACACCGATCGCCTGCGCATAGTTCGCCTCGGGACATCCGTTATCACCGGAATCCCTCTTGCCGACAAGCAGCATGCCGCCCGTACCGAGCTGCCAGTTCGTCTTGACACTGCCAGATGTAAACCACCTGATGTTCGTAATTCTCGTGAACGAACCGGACGCATACATTCTATGATGCTTCCAGTAGCTGTAATTGAACCCAGAAATCGGAACTACGCAAACATAGTTATCGCCAGGGTTATATGTGTCTGCAGTGCAGTATCTACCCTGTGTAATTGTAGTCCACGTAACCGATGAGCCGTTCCCTTCCTGAATCACAACAGTTGCCGTCATTCTTTAATCACCTCTTCAATATAATCAAAAATTTTATTCGTTATCTGATTTGAAATCCGATCAATATTCTCGTCAAATGCGATACGCAAAAATGGTCTGGATGGGATTTTATCCGTTCCAAACTCATTTATCAGTGCGATTTCAGCGAGCTCCGGATTAAATACCCCGATTCTACCCGTAACTTGATTTGATTCATCAATTATATCATATGTTATACTGTTAACAAGGTCTCCATGCTCGTATAGCGGATGATCAAATCCCTTTCTCCGTATAGTCGCTGGAGCATTTGGAACAAATTTTTTACCTTCGTGGATGTTCTGTTGCATTATCTGCTTCAGCTCGGATGACGCTTCACTAACAATCTCTACAATTCTCTTATCCAGATGTATTCCCCGTATACACAATACCAAGTCCGCTTGGCAGAGTATCGTTAACCTCGTCGCAGAATGCCAGCCAATCCTCTGGCTTCTCCGGTATCTTCGATATGTTGAGATAGCTGCGTATCACCATATATCCAATCTCTCTATAATCTGCCTCGGTAACCGGTCGACCAAACTTGTCGCTCGTGACAACCCTGCCTCTAAATGTCGCATTGCCATCCATCAATATCAGGCTGTCATGCATCTCTGTTCCAACCTCCAGTTTCACCACGTTAGATGAAGCAGATCCGGAGAAACTGCCAGTTATCTTTGTAGCAGTATATTCATGCTTGTATCCGGCGCCATATGACCGAACTTCATATTTGTTTCGATATCCCCCACGAACACCCTCAACGATAAAAGAGGATGTTAGCGTATGCATATTTTCATCCCAGCGCCGTTTAGTCTCATATGCAACAAACGATGCATTCTCAGCCATCGCGTGGTCATATGAGTTTCGAGTCATCGTTGTATCATCGATCGTGCCTGCGCCAGATACACTGTGCTCGACAACATTCGCATTACCATACAGGGAAAACAGAATCACCAGGCAGATAAACGATAATGCCGTAGTTGCGAATACAAGCAACACTGTCTCACGTGCAGAAAGTTCCCTCAAGACTTTCACCCTTAGAACAGCAAAAATCCTGGCCTGACAATTCGACCAGCAGTGCCATATGCCACAATCATTCTAATCGAATCCAACGCGGTTGCTCTCAGATGCTGCAACTTCTGATGAACATCTCGCATTATGACTTCTCCAGTAGGAGTCCAGATGCCCTCCGCATTAACCGAACCAGGAAGCTCATTAACAACCCTATCGCTGTACGTCTGATATGCCAGGTATGCTGCATAATTTCTCTTAGCAACATCTATTATGCTTGGCTCGATAACAGACCTCCTTGCAAGCGCACTGATATACTCATTTGCTCGCTGTATAGCGATGAGAATCGACTCATCTGACAGCTCCTGTGGGTTGTGCATATTCAGCATGCTCCGAATTCCGTCAATTGTCACGACCAAGACAATCACCCGATTTCCTTGTGCTTCCTCCAATCATCGATTGAAAATCCAGAACGCAACCACCTTGTGACACCAAGTGGCATGTCTCTCGTAAAGAACGGCTCTGCATTGCTCGATCCATTGTACGGACCTGCCGCACGCAAACCGGCACTTGTAATCACATCAAGCAGCTGCTCATATGCTTCACGTGGTCCGGTGTTATCTCTCCGCTCAATATCAATAACCGGTAATCCACTCCCAGGATCAACCCTCTGACGACGATATGCCCAATCGGGATTCGATTTCTCACAGTAATCTGCGATCAAATGAGCCAGCGCTGCACGAGTCTGAGACCATGTTGCTTTGATACCACCTCGACCCAACAGATCATATGAAAACTCATCAACTGCGAGCTCGTAAAGCATTACGAAAAAATTGTATGGAACGTATGCAGGATCGGTGAATTGATTATTCTGCGCCTGCTCATACGTTTGTACTGGAATGTATGAATACTGAAACCTGAATAATGCGAGGACATCGTTTGCTGTGGGGTACTCGCTGGTTTCAGGCATGATCATCACGCAGTGAGGTCCTGATACAGAACATATAGCTTGTCGCCAGTTGTATCGGTCCCACCAGTATTGTTTATTGTATCATTACCTGTAATCGTAAACTCAGATGTCAGATCCGCCACACCAACAATTCCTCCGGTATCGACACCAAACTGTATGACTGATATCAAGGAATCTCCTACCCTTATACCGGACACAGTACGGTTGCCAGCAGCACCGCCGTTTATGAGCTTTGCAACAATAATCCCAGATGGCAGCTTCGGTTTTGTTACTGCCCCGTTATCAATTTTATCGGATGTCACGGCGCCATTAGCAAGCTTGGATGTCGTAACAGCACCATCAGCAAGCTTGGATGTCGTAACAGCACCATCAGCAAGCTTACCAGATATCACCTCGCCTGGGATAACCTCTGTGTCATTAATAAACAGACTGCGAGTTTTTACAGCATCGAACGCAGTTGTACCTTCTATCTTCTGGACTGGAAGAGTCATTATAATCACGCTCATTAATTATTTTTCGGGGACAGAAGCAATCTCATCTTCATCTTCGGCTATGGGATCCAAGTATCCAGTAACAACCAGAGACTTGAGATTTTTCCAGCTCTTTACCTGGTCCTCCTTGAGAATCTCCCCTCTTCTATATATCTTCTTTCCCCCATTGAATGGCTGCAAGACCCTATATTTCATAATACCTCCAAAAATAAATGAATAGCGATTAAAACGCTATTCACGACACAGCATCGGCAAAGAACACGCCAAGGTCCTTGCCGATCACCTTCTGATCATAGCACATGTATCCCTGTGTGTAATCGACCATGTGCCTCTGATCGGGTATTCTCTGGATAACGACCTCGTATCCGCCGCCAAGGCCAGTGAAGGAGAACGTGTAACCAGATGCCGGCATCATCAGGCTGGGAGACGGTGGAACGTACCCAACCCACGCATTCTTGCCGAAGACCCAGTCAGCGGTGAAATTATCGTCTCCAGCACCCTCCTCACTGGTCGCAACGATCGCAGATCCGATGTACAGCTTCTCCAGACCAAGGACGTTGGCAATCATATCTGGAGTGACGACCGGAACCTGCACATACTTGTACATCTCCTTTATGACCGGATGAATCCTGAGCTTCTGATACACCTGCTCAGACATCACGGCAACGTTCGGAGTGTATCCGGTCTTCGACTTAATTGTCAGAATTGCCTTGGTGAAGTCCTCGATCGGATTTGAGTTGACGTAATCATCCCATTTTATGAACTGGTCGCTACTGGGGCCGGACGTGACACCTGTCAGATTTGTGCCCCAGACGCCAGACTTGAAGAATGTCTGCGACCACTCAATTTCTCTTCCAAGCAGCAGTGTATGCGTAACGAACTCCGCAACCGCCCTCTCGAAATTGATAACGCTATCAGCGTTGCGGGCGATATCCCACCTCAGGGGATGCTCGAACGCGCGGAACTGGCATGAATATGTCGGAGTATTGTCTAGATCGAACATGCTCTGCGGCATAGGTGTGCCAGGTGTCCACTTGCGAGCTCTATTCCTGAAGAAGGTATCCCTGGCGAAGGTGTAGTACCTATTGCTGAGGAACGTTACAGGAATTGTGGGGAAAACTTTCGTTGCAATAAAAGTATCAATACTCTGCATGTAGGCAACAGACATCGTTGTCAGCGGAACGTCAACGTGGACATCGCCAACATCTGCTGCCTTTCTTATTTCACTGTACGGGTAATTCATTAAACATCACCGTTTTTACACCACACGAAGTGTATGTCTTATTCCACCATCGACCGTTATTGAAGCAAGGGATCTAGCATTTCCAGGAACGACACACTTACCTAGGTACATTCCTCCATCAGCCGAAACTGCAACAGCGCATCCATCATCATCGGAGCCAACCGGAACGCCCATATCGAGATTGGCGTTGGCTCCAACCTTCACACGGGATACGCCCTTTATCCTGACCTTTGCAGCCTGGCCGGCCTTAGGCTTGTTTATAAGAACTCCGTATGGCTCATCAACTGCTGTACAGAGAGCCACCTCCCCGTCCGCATTAAGCGTGACTATGTAGTACTGCTTGTCGGAAAGGTCCTCCGCAGCAACATGGAATGAATAATCAGAAACATCAGTCTCAAACAGCTCAGCCATTTACACCACCCCTGCCCTTCTGGCAGCCTGGTACTCGGCATACAGCTCGGGGTTATCCTCCCAGGCCTTCGCTCTGGCCTGATCAAGGGTCATTTTCGGATTGCTTGCAACATAGCTCTTGGCAATCGCCTCTATCCGCTGAACAACAGAGCCGCCCGGCGCGGATCCGGACTTGCCGATCTCTGTGAACAGAGTTGCATCAATCCTCTGGTTTGCAGCGGTGAGTATCTCGGTGAGCTTCCCATACGTCTCAGGAGACAGCTTCTCACTGGCCTCCTTGAGTATGAGACCAACCTCCTCGGGATTGCCGAGCCTGACATACTGCGACTTAGCGAGGTCAATAAACTCCTTCCTTATGCGCTTCTCGCGCTCCTCCCTAAAGGCCTTCTCGATCTCACCAAGCCTCTTTTCGAGTTCCTTCTTCTCCTGGAGAGTCTTCTCCAGCTCAATCATCGCCTTAGAAACCTTTCTGCGAAGGGACTTTGTGACGGATGCGTCCTTCTTATCTTTGTCCTTATCTTCCTCCTCATCCTCATCCTTCTCATCGTCCTCTTTCTCAGTGGCTTCTCTATTCTCGTTAACACCGATGGCCTCGGGACCGGTTGTGCCCTCGCCCTCGAGTGCCTTCTCTTCCTCCTCCTCCTTCTCGTTGCACGGTGTATCGCTATTTGCTATAACACCGCTAAGAGGAACCTCATCTTTAATAGACTTTCTAGACATGTTTAAACCCTCGTTACTTGACGATTTGTAAATAATCTTTTTATTGTTTGCACCTTTGTCCACTAAACTAACCTCGAAAACCTCTATATCTGTCAAAATATTGACCCTTCTGTCATCCAATAAAATCACCTACTTAAACAGAAGTGGACCGGCCAACGCCGCCAATTGACAGACCTGTTATGCGCCCCTCGATAATATCTTGCCATATGTCAGGATCATATATCTTGATCACCATCACCCATGATCCCTGTCTGACGATCTCAGATCCCAACATGAAATCGGTCGGTGCAATGTAGTTCTGAACAATAACTGCATCCTCGACCTCTCGCTCATGCTGGAGACCGATCTTTCGGTATTTCTCCATGTATCGATCAGACGCCTTCTCGATCTCCTCCGGCGGAACCATGTCGCCCTGCAGGTCGACCTCATTTGGGCTGAGCACAACACCATATACCTTGTGCTGATATTCGTCGACCTTTCGTATGGGAATATACAGGGATTTGCTGACACTCAGCGTCTGCCCACCGGAATCATCGGACTCGAACTTCTGCGATCCAATCGGACTATCAACATGCACATCTGCAACATCGGCCGCCTTCTGTCTCGCTGTAGTGAGCATATCTGATAGCGCTTTGTAATGCCCGACCTTATCATGGAAGATACGCCGGAACATATCACGAGTGCTCTTCTCTGTCTCACTGAAATTGCTGTAAATGCGCTCATAAAAATCGATTATCTTCTCTTCTTCGGATACCAGTTGTTCAAGCAAATCAATGATTGTTGACTTACCTCCCTCATCTTTGTTTATTGCATCACCCTCAATAGCGTATCCCTGCACATACGCCCTGCGCTTTGCCTCGCGCCGGCCTTCATCATCGCCAGGTTTGTAGGTATAGCACTTCCCGCTATCGCCCCATTTATAACCCGGCAGACCATCTTCTGTACACTCCTTTAATGGCATCAATAATCATCCTCTATTTCATTGTAAAACGTGAAACGAATACCAAATGTGCGATCGTCAAAAACATCAACGATCATCGCACCAATGGTGGGATGAACTGTGTATTTCTTCATGCTATTGAAGCCGCCGACCATGCAGGGAGCATGAACGAGGAACGAATCACACCAGTTCGGTATGACTCTCCACGTATGGGTATGACCATTAATTATTATATCCGGAACGAATCTCGCCATCTTCATTATCTGCGCTCTTGATTCCAATCTTGAATCCCTCGAATAATTACAAACCCCATGTGTGATAAATGTCTTAATCCCGTGCCGGACATGAATCGCATGCATTGATCCAATGTATGTGATGTCATCACGCAAATCCGAGATCTCACTGCATATATCCCTTCCAAACATCTTCATAAAAAGCTCGTCATGGTTACCAGAAATCACGAATGTATCGACATCATCTGGATAATTGCCGACTACATAGTCTATCATATCCTCCACAGATGTTAGAAATCGATCCTTCTGATGGACCACGGGAATCGATATTCCATCAGTCAGATCTCCTGCATGAATGATATATTCGCATCCCAACGACTTCGCAAACCTGTAAAAACTTTTCAAATGGGTAAGCTGTTGATAAATGCTGCCGAGGTGTGTGTCACTCACAACACCAAACCGAAAGTGACATCGTTTAAAACTTAATGGATCTTCACCAACAATCTCCCACCAGAGCCGCGAATATGTTGAACGGCTCATTCCAAGTGCGGATGCAGCCCGTTTAAATGAACCATACAGCTCATACGATCTCAACAGCTCATCCCGACCAATGTTACTGTACCGTCGGGACAAAAAACACCTCCTATAGCTTTCCTACAATATTATATCCCATCTAGCCCCACATATCAATCAATTGGACCCCATGTTCCAGACCATCCTGGAGGTATCGATGCCTGACCAACGTGGTTATCCCATTCGATACCCCACCCAACAGCATTATTCACCATACACGATTCGATTATAGAAAAGCAGGCAGAAGACCCCTCCCTTTCAAGGGAGGGGATGAATGCCGTACAGTTTTCAGCCTGCCGATAGCTATATATACTTTGGGGTACATCTAATCTCTGATAGTCACCCTCGGACTGAGGGGTAGAGCCTGTCGAGATACCGGATAACCGGATCTATGAAGCAGGAAGCCCTGCCCTTTTAAGGGCGGGGAGGAAGTCACATATCCTGTACGATATTACGTTGTATGCCTCGAAACGCAACAGGGTATTCAACGCCGCCCCCACCGGGCGGAGGGCGCGAAAATCGCGTGTATCTCCTCACCGGTGGCGATCTGAAAAACCTGATGGCGATGATTGCGCGCCTTCAGGCAGACAACAAGCTCCTCCAGCTCAAGCTCGCGCAGCTGGAGCGCAGGCTCGAGCACCTTGAGAGCGTCCGGGCCTGACCCAGAATCGATATCTGTAGCTATTTTGTTCGCATTATAGAAAAGCAGGCAGAAGACCCCTCCCTTTCAAGGGAGGGGATGAATGCCGTACAGTTTTCAGCCTGCCGATAGCTATATATACTTTGGGGTACATCTGATATTCGATACATAGAGGAGTGTCAAGGTTGAAGACAGCCTACAAGTTCAGGATGTATCCAAACGAA